AAAAGGACGCGCCACAAGGCGCGCAGAAGCCAAAAGAGGACCAACCCAAGGCCTAGGGTACCCCCTGCCCTGCCCCCGCTCGGCTGAGGGGCAGGGCAGGAGAATCAATCATGAAAAAAACAACAATCAAGCCATCCTGGCATGATTCTTTCCGACACCAAAGGTGTCACTCCGCACATATAGATCAAGTAGCATATGTGCGGCCGGAGCCAAAATGAGCAAACGAAGGGCTACCGAATCCAGATTCGCCAGAATTCCTTCAGCAACCATCCAGCGGTCACAGTTCAATCGCAGCCACTCTCACAAGACCTGCTTCAACGCAGGCCTCCTAATTCCAATCTACGTAGACGAAGTCCTCCCAGGCGACACCTTCAATCTCAATCTGACCGCCTTCGCCAGGCTCGCTACTCCCATCTATCCGATTATGGATAACGCGAATCTGGCTTTCTTCTTCTTCTTC